TCACTTCTACCAACAATGGTCTACAATTAGATTTACGCAACATGAAAGGTCGGACTTTGAAAGATATAGGTTTCAGAGATGAAAGAGTACATCTTGCACAAGGTATAGATATTGGATTTAGAACTACTGATTTAGCGGTTAGATTAGCACAAAATGTGCCTGATGCAATTACTGCGGTAACAACAGGTTCACACATTACAACTACTAGAGGTAGCAATAATAGACGTAAGGTAAGTAATACATTCTTAGCATCTGATTTCTATGGCATTAATTTAATTACAGCCTTGCGCTTTGTTTCTAGACATGATAATCGTGTGACTATGATGAACAGATATGGTGTATTGAATTATGTACCTTTCAATTATGCAGATATTAGTAGGAGAATAGACAGCAGTATACGATTCGGAAGGAAAAATACTAACCCTGTCGATAATATAGAAAATCGCGTCACGGTGCAAGGTAAACAAATAGCGCTAAATGAAGACTTGATTCTTACAATGGATGATAGAAGTAGACAACAGAGTAAATACAATACAGATGTACTAGAAAGTGTAACTCCTATATTTGATGAATCTATTACAAGCATATCGCGTGCAAAAACAGTTGCAAGACAGATATTGAAAGCAAATGCGTCTACAACAGGCTCGCTACAATCTAGAGGACATCCTAATTTATGGGATGCAAGACCCGGTGATATAGTAGAATATGAAGGCAAAAGATTAACCATATTAGAAGCACAACACAGGGCGGCTAGTGCTTTGAGTGATTTTGTCTTCCTTAGCGTTGAATCGGGATTGGAAGGAGTGTTACAGGGTATAGAAAGCGGAAGTGTGTCATCATCATCTAAGAGAAGGCCGGATAAGACAAACCAAATTACAGATGAAAACTTTTCATTCTTTGATAGCCTAGAAATAATAGTAACACCGACAATTACAGTTACTGAATTATCACACGCTGGCTTCTTAATTGGCCGAAATAGCGAAAGAGGGGTATTAGGTGGGAACAATGAAACTATCGGACTCATCGAAAAAGAATCTACAACAATAGAGGGGGAATCATAATGCCAGCAAACGACCATTTGAAACGATTAGTGATAGAAACAATAGCCGATAACATCAATGAAATGGTTATTGGTTTTGATAGCACACCTGCTACAAGTAGCGATGGTAGTGCTGGTAGACCAGCGATAACAATAACGCCTACTGTACGCATTATGGATAATTCAACATTACTTGTAGAAGGTAATTTAACAACAGCAAACGCATTCGACGAAACGCTCAAAGAAGTGTTCGTGCAATTAAGGGGTTCAAGCGGATTCACCCCGATTACAAGACATGTTTTCAATCCGATAAAGAAAACATCAACAAACGAAGTAGTAATCCAATTAATGATAGAGGTAAAGTGATATTATGGTAGAAAACGTCATTTCAGGGCACACAACAACATTGACTGATGGAGATTATATTCTCTCTCCATCTTTAACTAATTTATTTGAAGGCATACACGGTAATGGAATCTTGATGTATGAAGATACAGCAACAGGTGATAGCAATAGAAACGCTAAGGCTACAAGCCCCGGATTTGTTTCTGATAACGGTACTAACTCTATCGTAGTAAGAGGTGGATATGCTGTATTAGACGGGTTAATCATACCTTTTGGTAATATAGCCGCAGGTGCTACACACACCATTACACTACAACAGAGTACTATCGAAGGTAGTACATCTGCGTTAACTAGCGGTCAAACTTGTCTGTTAGTTGTTTATGCTTGTAGTGACACAGAATCTCCAAGATATGGTATTCACATAGAACAGGGTTCTCCTGTATCTACCGGATTTCCAGTAACGCCTGAAAGTTTCTTGAGTGATACAAGTGGTCTAAATGGTAGCCTGAACCTTGCATCTAAACAAAGCACAGCCCTTGCAGTTGTGAAATGCGCCTTCAATGCAAGTGCTGGAGATTTAGATATGGAAGTAACCGAAGTGTACGATGTACGTACATTCGTAAAACCTAGCCCTATTTATTTCAGCCCAATGACTACTGGTTCTCTTGGTAACCAAACAGGTAGAATTGACTCAACGGCAGACCTTGACGGTATGCATGGTGGTGGAGATGAAGTCGGGGGACTATCATCATCCAACTTTGGTGGCATGTGGATGTCATACAGTTACGGTACAGACGGTACAGATGGAGACCACGTGTTGTACTTTAGCGGTAAACAAGGTGGTGCGAGAAGGACACACAGAATCGGTCCAAACAAAATTAGTATAATAAATACAGCACAGGATGTTAGATTTGATGGTCCAAATATTTTCAATACAACACCTAGCGGTACTATTAATTTAACACCCACTGGTACATTTCCTCCAAGTCATATGATTATAGTTAACAATGCTGCAACAGGAAATAGTAACATAGTTGTATTTGACCCTAATGGTTTGAGTAATGGCTCTGATACTGACGGTAATGTTAATGCGGCATCCTCTGCTATATTCGTTTACAATGATTCAGCGTGGGTGAAAGTATTCGCAACATCATCAGCAGTAGGTGCGAGTGGTTCAGCAGGTGCTATACAGATAAGCGACGGTAGTTCATTCTCCAACGATTCAGACCTTACTTTTACAGGAGGCAACACACTCAACACCGTACATCTTACCATGGCTGGACTTCTCACCGATGCTAGTGGTATAGCACTCAAAGCCAGTGTAACAAGCAACCCTGCTGGTTCAGGACCGGATGCACGAACCTTGTGGTATGACGACGGTAACGATGTACTCAAGTTCGGTGCAACCGCTATACAAATGGTAGGCGGTGCATCAACAATAGATATTAACGGATTAACTGCTGCTGTATTAGCATCGGGCGATTTCATATCTTTTTCAGATGAAGGAGAAAGCGGAGACCCAACAAGAAAAGAATCAATAGACGACGTTGCTACATTATTCGCAGGTACGGGTTTAACCGCATCTAGCGCTGTAATCGGCGTTGACGCTTCACAACCTACTATAACTGCAATAGGTCCAAGTGATGCGGCGCTTACAGTAGGACAGAATCTAATTGTTACAGGTAATTTAACTGTAAACGGTACTAACACGACAATTAATTCTACAACATTACAAGTCGATGACAAACTAATAGAATTAGCACATTCACCTAGCGGCTCAGAAGGAGATGATGCCTCAGTAGACGGTGCGGGTATAATCATCAAGTCATCTGACAGCGACAAAAGCATACTTTTTAGCAACAACGCAGATGCGACCCTAGAAGGTTTGAAGGTTAATCAGCACTGGTTACCTAGTAGTGACAGTGCACTAAATCTAGGGGCAACTGATGGGTCTAACCCTCTCAGATGGGCTAATGTGTACGCTGATAATTTAGATACCACTGATTTGGTTGTAAAATCATCTGCAAATCTACTAAAGACAGACTCTACTAACAATAGAGTAGGGGTGTTACAGGGTACGCCTGATGCACCATTCCAAGTAAGTGAGTTAGGATTTGGTTATGCTACTGGTAGTCGTACAGGTAGCGGCTTATCTGCTGTTACGGTAAACCTGTATCAGAGAACTAAGTTCAAGGCCGCTAAACTACTTGTGTCAGTTGAGAACACCACAGACTCTGTCTTTGAAACGGCGGAGATGGTTGTTACGCATACGGGCACTACAACCTCAGGAACTAACATTGTTACGGGTGACGTGTATCTATCCGTGTATGGTGTGGTAACGAGTAGTGCGACACAACAAGGGGCGTATCAAACGGGCGTTACGGGGGCTGGAGATAGCCAATACATTCAATTGGTGGTCACCCCTACGGTAGCCAACAAAGATGTTACGGTGCGCGTATCGTGGCAAGCATTAACGATATAATGGAGGTGAAAAAGTATGGGCACAGCACGTAATTTTACAGTAAAAACAGGACTAGATATAGACGACGGAGATTTGACGTTAACCGATGGAGACATCTTATTAACGGCTGGATTTTTACAGAGTACACCAGCGTCAGGTAATCCGTTAAAAATTGACGGCTCTACAATTTCAACTTTATCAGGCAACCACGCTATTAACATTACACCTCATGGAACAGGTTCGGTAGTTATTTCTAAGGTTGACATTGATGGCGGTACAGTTGATGCTGCTGATATTACAGTAGGTACGGGTAAAACACTCGACGTATCGGGTGGAACCTTGACTCTTGCAGCCGACCAAATTAGCGGGGATGCAATTGATGGCGGCACGATTGGCTCAGTCACAATTACAGCACTCGCTGGTGACTTGAGCCTTGGTGACTACGACATCACCAACGTAGGAGACTTGAACGCAGACAGCATAAGCGTCGATGCAGCAGCAACTGGCCTCAACATAGATTTCAGTGGCGCTAACACAACCAAATCTAAGATAACCCTCGGAGACAATCTAGCAGACGCGCTCAACATCACCGAAGGCTCTATCTCATACATGAAGTTTACAACCACTAACAGTGGAGAATTAATTGCATTAGGTAAAGATTTACAATTTGAGAAAACCTCTAATCATAAAATATCAATAGCGCCAACCTCAGGGAGTAACCAAACTGGTAGAGACCTCACCTTTGAAGCAGGTACTTCCACAGGCAACGTTCTCGGCGGAGAAATGGTTTTCAAAGTAGGTGGTGCTGCTGGAAGTTCAGGTTCAACAGCCACTACGCTTACTACTGCGCTTACATTAACTGGCGCAGGTGTAGCCACTATACCTACCGCCGATATAAATGGAGGGAACATAGATGCTACAATAATAGGTGGGGCAAGTCAAGCGGCTGGTTACTTTACAACTCTTGATGCTACTAACACAATTGAGGCGAGAGCGACAGGCTCTGCAATTAGAACAGCCGGAAAACTATGCGTAAATGAGCCGGATGTAGACAGTTCAACTATACCCACTAGAACCCAAGCCGCAGTATATGGAAAAACAGTGGCAAGTAGCGGAACTATGTCTGACGGTTCAACCGCAGCAGGTACTACTGTCAAAGATTATGTTGAGTTGTTACTGCAAACAGATGCGCCGGAAAGCGACATAGATGGTTATGTTGCAAATTATGTAGGAAACGCCGTTGTGTTAGACAACGTGGAAAATGTACCAACGACAGGACAAGGCGTAATTTTCTCAGTCGGCGGTAGTGGCTCAGGTAATTCTTGGGGTGTAGGAAGGGCAGGTTCTACGGGTGGAGGTGTTTTCCAAATAGGGTACTTTGCCGAATCTTGGGCAAAGAGCCACGGTAAAACAACAAACAGCATGATGCGTTCACAATCTCTGTTAGACATAGATACGTCAGGTAATGCTACATTGAATGCTAATGGTGCTTATTTTGCATTTACAGGTGCTACTAGCGGTGCTGCTTCTAGAGAAATTAGATTCAAAGCATCTTCTAACGGAATGACTGGTTCAGATGGTGAGACTTACACTTTACCAGTAGGATTCCCAACCTCGAATAAAGTTCTACAATCAACAGACGCAGGTGAACTCTCTTGGATAACGGGTGCTGCGGGCGGAGATGCAAACCAAACTCTAACAACTGGTAACGGTATTAGCGGTGCTAATGGTGGCTCAGATGGTAATTTTACTATCGCAGTAGAGGCTGCTCAAACTACAATTACATCTTTACTAGCAACAGATATTAAAATCGGTGAAGATGACCAAACTAAGATTGATTTCGAGACTGCCGATGAAATACATTTCTACGCTGCAAACGCAGAGCAAGTATATGTTGCAGATGGTGTATTTGGTCCTCAAACAGATAGCGATGTAGATTTAGGTACAACAACCGTTAGGTGGAAAAATGCTTTTGTTGATACATTGACAACCACAGACGATGTTGCCATTGGCGATGATATGACGCTACTTTCAGACAATGCAATTCTTGGTTTTGGTGCAGACACGGATGTAACTCTCACACATATACCGGACACTGGGATTAGATTGAACACAAGCATGGCTTTACAATTTAGAGACAGCGCATTATCAATAGGTTCTACGGCCAACGGTCAGTTAGATATTCAAGCAGATGCAACTGTTGCAATTACCGCACCTGATGTACTTGTTTCAAGCACAGCAACAAGTAAACCACTCTTTACAATAAAAAATACTCACGACGGTACTACTGCTGGTGAATTAAGGTTCGTTTCAGACGATGGTGCTGCTGGTGCTGATGGAGATGATATAGGTACTATCTCATTCTATGCTGATGATTCGGGACAAAATCAAACAGCGTTTGCAAGTATAGTGGCAGAAGTTTCAGAATCAGCAGATACAGATGAAGCAGGTAAACTGACTTTCTTTATCGCAGAAAGCGACGGTACTAATACAGCGCAAACAGCAGCCTTGATTCTTGAAGGAGAGCACGAAACTGATGGTCAAGTAGACGTTACAATCGGTGCTGGCGCTGCATCCACGACTACAATTGTGGGAGACTTAGTAGTAAACGGCTCAACAACAACAATATCAACAGCGCAATTAACTGTTGAAGATTCACTCATAACAGTTGCAAAGGGCAATGATAGCCTTGCTAATGCTGACGGCGCTGGTATAGAAATCGAATGTACGGGTGCTACTAACCCTGTTTTCATCTATAACAACGCTAGTACGGCGTGGAGGTCTAACGTAGACATAGATACATCAGGTACAGGCAATACGTACAAAATTAATGGCACTGAGGTACTAAACGCTACTACACTTGGTAGTGCAGTTGTATCATCAAGTTTGACTAGTACAGGCGCTCTTAATGGAGGTAGCATCACATCAGGCTTCGGTACAATAGACACTGGTTCATCGACAATTACTACTACCGGATTAATCTCAGGCGGCTCATTAGACATAGACGATGTGTTAATCAACGGTACTACAATTGGTCACACAGATGATACAGACCTAATCACATTAGCAAACGGCCTAGTCACCGTTGCTGGTGAAATCTCAGTAACCACGCTCGACATTGGTGGCACTAACGTAACATCGACAGCCGCAGAACTGAATCTAGTTGACGGTATCACAGCAGGTACAGTATCAGCCAGTAAAGCAGTTATTGTAGACAGCAGTAAAGATGTAACAGGATTTAGAAATGTTACAGGCACAGGCGCTTTACAAGGCGCTACACTCAGCGTTGATGCGGTTGCTATCTTAGATACAGCGTCAGGAGACAGCGCAACTATAACAGGAGAGACTAACTTGTTCTCTATACCAAAAGCGACTTACAAGGCCGCTAAAATACTATACCACATAAAGAAAGACGATAACAACCGCACAGATGCCGGAGAGATATTAGTAACCCACGATGGTACTAACGCTTTCCTTACACATTACGGTCAAGTAAACACAGACACAAACGCAGTTGTAGGTACATGGGATTGTACTGTCAACAGCGGAAATATAGAAGTTAGATTCACACCTACTGCGAACGGGGCGCACTCATACTGCTTAGTGGCAACCCAATTGATAGTAGAACCTTGAACATGATGGATAGTGAAATTATGGTGATGAATAAATGGGAACAGAAAGAGACTTTGTAGTAAAGAAAGGATTGAAAGTAGCGGAAGGTATAACCCTCGGAGGTCATACTTTTGATGATATTGACATAGGAAGTGAGCATGTTGATACTGACGACCACATAATGTCATCCGGTGCGATTAAAGAATATGTTGCCGCTAATGCTGGTGGAAGTGTTGGTGGTAGCGATACTGAATTATTGTATAATGATGGTGGAACAGAAAATGGTATAGCATCTTTAACTTGGACTGATACGGCAGGTTCAGAACAATTAAAATTAACAGATGCTAGTGATACAACATTATTCAAAATTGTTCAAACAGGAACAGGAAATGCGTTTGAAGTTCACGATGATACTGACCCCGATAATAATAGATTTGAAATAGACCAATATGGGAGGGTTGCAGTACAAGGCCAAGCAGGTACAAGTAGTGCAGCGTTATATTCAGGTGGAGTTATAGCAAGTGCATCTAGGATTAGGTCTGCTGCCGGAAGTGTATCAAACTTAGCCTTTTCTACAACAGGAGATACAAACACAGGAATGTATTTCCCTGCTGCTGATAACTTAGGATTTTCAACGGGTGGAACTGAAAGATTTAGATTTGGTTCTAGTGGTGAAATACTAATTGGTGGAAGTGCTGCCGGTACTTCCGGTCAAGTGTTAACTTCGGGCGGTACTGGTGCGGCTGTTACTTGGGAAGATGCAGGTGGTGGCGGTGCTTCTGCTATTGGTAGTTTAGATGATGTGTTGATGGATGCAACTAATTTCGTTGATGGTATTTTAATTCAAACAGATAGTAATGGTTCGGCCCCAACAACAGGAACGCTTTCTTCTGCAACAGGTAATTTAGGTATAGGTAAAGATGTCTTTGAAGATTTAACAAGTGGAACATACAATGTAGGGATTGGTTACGAAGTTATGAAGCAATTGTCGAATGCGTCATATCATGTTGGTATAGGGTATAAGGCCATGTCTAACATAGGTCAATCAGGCGGTAGTGGTTCTGTTGCTATTGGAAAGAATGCTATGTTAAATGCGACTAGTGGCGGCCAACAAATAGCAATTGGAGAAGATGCTATGGGTGCAGGTGGAACTAACGGTGGTTCACAAAACATAGCAATAGGTTGGGAAGCAGGTAAGGTAATTGATAATGCAGATTATAACACTTTCATAGGCACTAAAGCGGGTAAGTCAAATACAAGTGGTAGTAGAAATATTTCTATTGGCGCAAATGCTTATGATGCCGCAGATACAGAAAACGATAACATAGCAATAGGTTACGATGCTTTAGGTGGTGCTGTTAATGGTGCAGAAAAAACAATAGCAATTGGAAATTACACACTTGATGCTTTGACTTCGGGTGATAATAACGTAGCAATTGGATATAGTGCCGGTTCAGCATTGACAACTCAAGCAAGCAACACTATGGTTGGATTTGAAGCAGGTACTTCTTCAACAAGCGTGGAATCAACTTATATTGGTTATTATGCAGGTCGCAATAACTTATCAAATTACAATACAGCAATAGGTGCAGAAGCCATGATAACTTATGGTGATAAAACAGCAGAAAGAAATGTAGCAATAGGAAATGCGGCATTGAAAGTAATTCAGACGGGAGATAGAAATACTGCGGTTGGCGCATATAATGGTCTTGCTGTAACCACAGGTTCAGATAACATATTTTTGGGGTATTCGGCAGGTGATAATATTACTACCGGAGGTAATAACGTAGTAATCGGTGCGGCTGATGTAACAGCAACAGGAGACGACCAATTATCAATAAGTTCCGGTGATGGTGGCGTTACTTGGATTACAGGTAATTCATCAGGTGGTATTAATTCTAAAGCAGAAGTTGTAGCAGTATCAGGCAATACAACACTTACACTAGCACAAACAGGTGCTTACATTTATTG